GTTTTACATACTCTGTACGACTTACGCATTTTCCCGGTACAAAAAACCGTCTTTGTTGATCTTATTTTTGTTGTGTCGACACGTCGGCACAATCGTTAACGACGACTCATCTGTCACCAAGCCCACGGGTTTGTACCTGCCTTTTTTGTTTTTCCTTCCTTCTGCAAGCCAACCTGTCTTCTCTGATTCAGCCCCACCACCAGTTCGGGCCAGACTATATTCTGCCCGTTATCGCCCCCACGGCTAATATCGACTTGACGGAAGCCTACTGCCTCAGGTATCTGGCTTTCCTTAAGGAACAGGTCGGTATCGACGAACCCCAGCTCCTCGAACTCTTCCGCATTCCAGGCGGCTCCCGTTTGCTACGTCATATCGTGCAATATTTTGTCGTGGCTCGAACCGGTCTCACGCAGTTCCAAGTTCTACGTCTCCACGAGTCTATGCGTCTGAGTCTTTTAGCTTCTCAAAAGCCAGAAGTTGTTGAAAGAACTCTCGCGCGAGCTTGGCCACCTGTCATCATCTACACGCCTCACGAAAAAACCCTGCATTACATCAATATCAACGCCGGTTTCGGTTCCGGCGCTTTCGCTGTCAATTTCTGCCCTTCTTTGCTAGTTCGTGACTTGGCCCACGCTTTCCATAATTATCGTCTTGTTTCTTTGGTCCGAAGCATCATCAAAAATAACTATTCGCCTGACAGTCTTGTCGTATCTTATGAAAGCTTGGCTCGGACTGCTAACGCGCCATATTGTTATCGAGAAGCTAACGGCCTTGTGCAGTTCGTCATGTTTCCACCTCCGGATGGCCTTCGTATTTCTCTTGGATCCGACTCTGTTCCTTTTGGCTCTCTTATTTCTCATCCTGCCCTGGACTCCGATTTTTCAACACCCTATGCTGTTCCCCCTAACGTTCTTGGGTTTTCTATCGGCGCTTATTCTGGTGACCGTGACGAGGGAAGAGGTGTGGTTTTTACAGCAAGTTTGCCTTCTGGCTTAAAGAGAAACTACCTGAGTTACGGCTTGGTTGCAGCAGGCCTAGAAGAAATTGAACCTAGGTCTGATCCATTTGGTGACTTCGGGGCAACACTTTACGGCCCTCAGCATATTACCGTTAGGCCGGCGCCGAGCGGTTACTCTTTCGGTGAGACTCCGTTCGTCCTTTCCTTCTTTGACGAGCTCGCCAAGAAATCGGTCGACTACAAGGGTCGCTACCTTTTCAATCGTGTCTTCTCATTCCAGACTCTTGAAAAATTTGAGAAGGCCAAGGACACGTACACGTTCTACGAACGTTGTTACTTCGATAGTATTAGGCGGTTTAACCCTTATCGCCACGAAGACATCCGGACCGTCTGGGACAGTCAAGAAACCCAGACGTTGAATATCGCCAACACTGACTTCACGACTTGCCAAAACTGTGATCGAGTCGCTGTGGTCCGTTACACTCGCCCAAGTGTTAATTGGGGCGACTCTGACGACGAAGTTGAGGAAGTTTATCGTTGCAAATACCACCGCGGCGCTAGGGGTACTAACTGCCGTATCAATGGTGATCGCGGATGGATCTGTGAAACTCTGCTACTGTCGGAAGAAGCTCAGTTTTGGGCTAATTTCGGCAAGGCTAACGGTGAAGTCGAATCGGTGGTGATTACTAGACATGAGCGAAGTTTCGAAGTCGCTCAACGCCTTCTGTTCGACGAGTTCGGCGGCTTCGGGCCCCTCCTTTACTTACACTTGGCTCGTCAGCAGCTCAAAAGTGAGATAGCAGCTCCGTTGAGCTCGGAACCTGAACCGAGACCTAGTGTTCGTTCCGCTGAAGGCTTGGTTGGGGTTGAAACGAATCCGGGCCCTTATAATCGCCTCCATTTTCTTCCGCTTTTCGAAAAACGGCAAGCTTACGTTTCCGCGGTCGCTACCTTCAACGTCTTTGAACCCGAAAACCTTAAGACTGTCTACTCCACGACTATTCAAGACGTAGAGTTTATCGCTGAGACTGACCTCGAGGTCTGCGGTCTTTGTTTTCGGCCGGCCCTAAACATTTACCGGCCTGTAGACCCCTTTTCTGAACTTCCGTCTTTTGCGCGCTGCTATGGCCATGTTTTTACTGCCCGCGAAGATGGTTGGCATGAACAGATGGTTATGTCTGAAGAGTATGAAATTAGAACAGTCCCGATCACACCGACCTGGATCCGTTGGTCGATGGCTTGTTCTCGTGACGGTTTCATCAGGTCTGCTCAAAGGGTGGAAACAGACGTCTCGCTCGAAGTTGCCTACAGCTTGCTCTTCGATCGCCATGGCGGCTATGGTCCTCTAATTCAGTCATGGAAATACAGGAAATGTGTCAAAGAATTCTTTGTGGTCGCTAGCGTGGCTTCTAACCAGCTTCTAACGGGCATCGAGCTGAATCCAGGGCCAGGTTACAAGCCCTTCTTTTCGTGGTTCCCGGAGCTCCTCAAGACCGCCAACCTTTCCGTGAACTTCGAAACCCAAAAAGATGTACTCATCCGTCGAACCTTCGGTGATGGCACCTGTTACCTTCATCTTTTCCCTCGCACTTCGTGGTACGCCGTGTACCTGATTCTCGGCAAGAACCCGCTCGCTTCGGCGCTTCTTGAGTGTAGATCCTACGCTAGCTGCGACACTTCCACTGTTTACTGGTCTAGCGCGGCGTTGAACCATTTGACGACGTCACGAACCGGTTTCTTGAGGTTTACGTGGAGCGACCTTCAGGGCCACAGCGGTCGCGTTGGCTCCACCATCTCGGCTCAGATGGATTCAATAATGCGCTCTAAGGACATAATGGCTGAGGTGGCGGCAAGAATTGCAAATGATAACCAGTCTGCGATCTCTGCGGCCTTAAACCGTTACGCGGCGGCTGCGGCTGACGAACTCGAGGCGCAGCAAAACCAGCGAACTAACATGCCTATACACACCTCGCTAACCGAAAAGGACCGAACCCGCCTTGAAGCTTACTTCCCTTGGATTAAGTTCCAAATCAAACCCGGTCCCCCTTCTGCGCATGGTTGTGCTGGTGTCGTCCGCGTGGCCGAACAACGCACTCTAATGTCGATGATCCCAAAGCATGCTAAATTCATCGACGTAGGTGGAGCCGTCATGGAGCATCTCCTCACCAATACTACGACCGGTCACGTTTGCTCGCCGATTCTGGATGCTCGTGATGGCCTGCGTCGTTCGAAAGAAATAACCCGCCTGCAACAGGCTTTCACAGGCCCTTACACGAGTCAGGCAATGCTCGATAAAGCCGCCGAGCGTATTTCGTGGCTACAAACCAATACTTGCCGTGAAAGATCTGAAAATTGTCGCGTTCAGGCAGAATTCGCGATTTTTGTCCATTCAACCTACGACATGAACACGGCGAACATCGGTCAAATTCTCGACGTTCATGGCGTTAGGCATGCTAAGGGTACGTTCATCTTTGATCCCTTGGTGATCGTCGCAACTTCTGGTTATATTTCGGCTCTTGATTGCGAATTCCAAGTGCATCCTGCAGGCTCGCGCTTGAGCAAAATCCACGGTTATCAGCGCTGTATAGAGTTTTCTTTTCGCGGCGATTCTGGCTCTCTCAACTATGTGCATGATTATGAACAATATCTCCACTTTGCCTTAACGACTCACATCAAAACCCCCGAAAACCTTTACGTCATTGAGAGGACCCTTAGGGGCGGTACTTGCTGGTTCGACATTCTCCGTGTGGATGCAGCTCAGTCTTCTTCCGTTCTCACTTACCGTCTCTGGTTCACCCCTGAAGCCCCTTGCCGCAAGGTCGTGGCATATACTCACGACGACGGCCCGCTTCGTTCGGACTTCATGAATTCAACGCGGCATGAGTTCTGGATCTCCGAAGCGTTCTATGATAAGGTCATGTCATATGCAACGCGCTTGACCGACCAGAACTTCACTCCGCAGAACGTCCGAATTTATGGTCATGGCGTGAACGTGCGTTGGACAGTTAACGGTGTCGAGACTTCGATAGAGCAAAAGGCTCCGGCTCGCATCGTCGATCTGGTCTGCTGTGCCATCTTCGTCGAAGCCTTCCAGGCTCGGGCGGCTATGCATCAAAGCGTTATGAGACAGGTCAGCTTGATCCTCCAGCGCAGAGGCATCCGTAACTCTGGCTTGGCTGCGATCGGCTTCAAAACGGCCTGGAAGATTACTACGGACCACTTCCGTGACGACCCCAAGAGCATCATTCGCGACGCTGACGGTAAGCTCGTGGCTGTGAAGTGCCTCGAAGAGCATAAATGGTGGGAGTACCTCTTCCCTTTCCCTCGCTGGGGTCGGGCCCTCCGAATCTGGGCTTATGACAATGCGCTCCCCAAGGGTTACGAGATTATGCACACCGCCGAAGCTGACCGTTTTATCACGTATGCGGAAGCAGTACAAGCCGTTACAGACCGAGGCTTTTCAAAGACTGATTATTTGCCTCTTATTACGGAGGAAGCTCGCTTGGCCACGGCTAAGTTCCATCGTTCCGTCGTCGGTTCGATCCGCGCTACCCTTCAGTCGGCTTCAGTGGTATCGAAATCGGAGTCTGAACAGGCTCTAATCCAAAGATTGGACGGCCTCATCGGCACTGTCGACAAATGGCAATCCACTATCCCTGACGCTAAAGTTGTCGACACAGTCCTGCCGGAGCGCAGAGTTGTGAGTAATACGTTGAAAGCTCTCGGCGACGATGCCGACATGGTGACGGACCGCTTAGACGACGGCGGGCAGTTGTTGCTTGAAAACCCCGTTCTGGTCAGCCCCAAGAAGATCTCGAACGTCGCTTTGGTAGTCCTCAACGCAGTCGATCCCTTCAAGGTTTCGTCCACTAAGGTATCTTTAATGGCTTCGATCGGTAGCTATTTCAAGAACCTCTCGGACAAGGACTCGTTTGGCGTCGTCGCTCTGACATCATCAGCGATAGAAGCTAAGATGGCGGTTCTCAACCAGTTCAGGGCCGTTTGCGCTGACCAAGAAGTCTGGTTCGGTGATTCTGTTCAGCCCGGTTCTTTGTTTAGCGCTTCGAAGGAAGCTGGCCACGCGCACAGAATTTCTCCTTTACGCCGTGGTCGTTTTTCGCGTAAAGCTCCTGAAGTCGGTTGGCTCCCTACTTCGGCTGCCGGACAACCCGGCCTTGACGGTCTGTCTCAATGGGGTTCATGGCGTAACTATATCCGCGGTACTAACGCCTATAATCGCAGAGTCAAAAAGATCGTTAAGCGTGATGCAGCCCTCTCCACCAAGGTGCAGACTCGACGTGACTACGAGGCTTACCGCAGAAAGCACCTATATCTCAAACCCAACGAACAGGATATCATCAGAGCGGTTGCTGATGCGGGCGAAGACGACGATGCCAAATTAGCTGCCTTCGCTGAAGGTTTCAATGTCGTGAACAAGACTGGCGAAATGCTTACTAAGTTCTTGGGTCTTTCTCTGGATAACTATGCCCTCGACGCTCGCGAAGCTGTTCTACCTGCTCGTTCTCACTATAACACTATGGCCCGAGAAGCTATGCCCGGTGACAAGGCCCGGTTTTACCGGTTAAACCGTGGTTGCTTCACGGACTTCAATTACTCGAAAGCTCACCGCCTTCAAGTTTACAACGCTAGCTTTGGCACTGGGTTCTTAATTGACGAAGGCAATGGCTATCCTGTCGAATACATACCTGGCTACGCGGGGGTGCCTGGCACCTTCGAACGCATGCCTTTCTTCCCAGATCAACCTTATAACCTATACGTTCCTTTCGAAAACGTTCCGACGGTTTGGTACCCAGCTCTGGCTAACGCCGAAGATGAACTGAATTGTTTCTTGAATTGGAACTACGAACTCTCAACGTGGCTTCCATCCTTCCCGGAAACCCCGGTTTTTAGACTGTTTGAAGGAACGCTCATTACTCTTTCTCTTGAACGTGGTTCTGTTTACCAAAAGCCCTTTTTCCTAAATTATTGCAACTGTCAAGAAGTCTGGGAATGCTCTGTTTGCAACTCCAAGCTCTCCGAGAACGTCCCGACTTCCTCGGTGCAACCGCTCCCTGGGTCGTTCCAGGACTTGGACCTTGAAGCCTTCGAATCAGACCCCGAAGTTTCTTATCGTGATCGTTCGCCCGTCGAGAGTGCTGAAGAACCTAGGTTCGATTTCTTTGAGAAGGAAAAATGGAAGGCCGATTCTCGTTCCGTCACCCCAGCACCGCCGATCCAGGAGCCAGAGAAGCCTCGCGTCATCAATCTGCAGGCTCCCAAGCCAACTAAGGCCAACGTTAAGCTTGGTTTCCTTGACTTCTACGAGAGACTCGAGAACGGAGTTTTTGAGTGTGAAGGAAATCTCGTTCAAAGCATGGGAGAAGAACAGTTTTACGTAAGGCCGCTAGAACAACCCGAGGCTACTGGTTCGGGCTTAGTTCGTTCGCCTTCGGCTAGGCTCAAGTTGGAAATCGCCCCTGAACCAACCCCGGCCCTTGAGGCGGCAGTTCATCACCGCTCCGTGGCTTCACTAGCCAGCACGGCTTTGGAGCTGGAACCTGGGCCGGGCATTCTGCCTAGTTCGACGGCTACTACGCCTAAGCCAATTACGTTACCGGTTCCTGAACCATCACCCGTTCCTACTCTTCTTACGGAAGAAGCGGACTTAGGTCATGATGATACGGCCCTAGGTCCCGAAATGACTAGTCGCCCTGGAATTATCCCGTTGCACCCAAGTTTGAGAAAAGCTGCTATGTCTGGCTTGGACGATTACTTCCAGGCGAACGCAGCCGAGGCCAACATCGAGCTGATTAACACCTATTTCGACTGTGACATCGCTCGTTGTAAGATCACTTCCGGTCTGGAGCCATTCAGGGTCGATTCGGCCTTTTCGGACCTGGCTCGTCGCATTCAACGTTGCGGTCAACGCTGCTACGCTCACCTCGAAGGCGTTGAAAGGATCACGCTGCGGACGCTCATAGAAAACGTGACCATGAAACGCGACGTTGCTGGTGTCGAGAGACTTAACTGCTCGGGCGGTTTCCCAATCGTTCGCTTCAAACCGAATCTGGATCGTCCTGAGTTAGAATGCGCGCTTACTGGCGACTCACCACAGGCAGAATCGATCAGGAACTGGACCGAATATGTCAAGATGACGAATGAAGCTTGTTTGGACGCCTTCAGAGCCCGTATGAAGTTCAAGTCCATGAATTCGGCCAAACGTCTGCTCAAAGCTCAAAAACTCGGCGAATTTGTGCCCGTCAAGAGGGCTCCTGGTGGCGACGACGAAAAATATTTAATTCCGGAACCCATGCCAGTCGTTTGTGTTTACGACCCTATTCTCGACAAAGTTCTGAACGTAAAATCCCTCGCTAAGAAAGACGCCCCACCACCGACGCGCCCCTACAATGTTCGAGTTCCTGGAGCCGTGAGTCCTGAGCTTTGGTACTGTCACAAATACGCTGGTCATACTGGGTTCCTTCTTGAAGAAAGCTTCCCGGAACTCCTTGTGACGCCTATCCCCAACCCAGAGCTTACTACTGTTCTTGGCGTGCCAGGCTGTGGAAAAACGTACCGGATCGGGGCTCACGCTCTTTGGGGTGACTTAGCTCTTTCTGCTACGAGAATGGCTGCTGAAGAACTTCATACTAACTTCGGCGATGACTCTCCCTTCAGGAACTTCATGACGGCTGATTCGGCGATCATTAACCATCACGAAGGCTTCCCGGCAGTGGACACGTTGTGGCAGGACGAGTTCGCGGCGCTTCACCCCGGCCAGCTCCAGGCCTTGATCGTTCTGTACAAACCTGGATTGGTTAGGGCTTACGGCGACCCTCAGCAGTGTAGGTGGCAAAACCGTTTGAATGACGCTCGTTTCAAACCCGTGGCGCAGGAGTATCACGAGGATTCTGTTGAAGAGATGAACGAAACCTGGCGGCTAGGAATCGACGCTACACAGTTGGCCCGCAAGTATTACCCTAAGATCGTTACTCGTTCCAAGATCAAAAAGACGATCTTTTTAATGCCTTATTCCGCTGCACCAAAATTCGACAAGGCCCCTGATCTGATCATGTCGTACAAGCAGCAGCACAAGAGCGAACTAAGGCGCTTAATAGCGAGAAAGGCAATTCTCGGTAATCGAACCCAAACTATCAATGAAGCTCAAGGTTCGAGCGTCGAATACGCGGTTATCTGGCGTCCAGGTGACAAAGGTGAAGACGAAGTTTATTCAAGCTCTAGCCACACAATCGTTGGCCTGACTCGCCACACGCATCGTCTTGAAATCTACTCTGACGTTACACAGAAAAAGGACAGTATATACCTCGAAGCTCAGCGTTTGCACCTCGTTAAGGACCTCATCGTTAGTGCAGACTACAGCCCGCTGCCTGAGACGGATTTTCAGTGAAGGCATGGCGCGATCAGCAGGACTACTACTATGAAGACGTAGTTGCGCCATTGCCACTGACTGCTGACCCAATCACGCTCATTCAAAGTACCCTTTGCGATGTCGTCCCTAGAGTCGCCTTAGTCGATAAGAAGTTTGATACTTCGATGATCGAGATGGCTGATATTTCAGTATACATGGAAGGTTGTCTAGACGTCCGGCCCGCTAAAGAGTGGGGCATTCGCGATCATTCTTGTTACGAACCTGTGCTCAAAACCGGTTTTTCTCCTCCTCGTCACCAAACTCAGCGACAGTCGCTTCTAGCTCTCGGTAAAAGGAACCTTAACGTAGCCGACAACAGTCAGTTTATGAGCCCGGTCAAAGACGCTGAACAACTTGTCGACAAGTTCATGGAGCTATTCTTAGTGAAAGACGCTTCGATTCTATTCCGTCAAGAGAAGGAAGTGATTCCTAACATCGCCGACCTTAAGCGTTATATCTCGAGACAGCCCCCTAAAATCGTCGCTCAGATCGAACGTGAACTTCACTTCCACGACATCTGGCATTTTGATATTTCCCTGATCACAGCCTTCATCAGAGTTTCAACTAAACCGGATCCGACTCCGCCGACTCTTCGCAAGGACGGCATCGCTGATACAAAAATTCCGGGTGGCCAGGTCATAGCTCATTCTATCAAGTTGGTTAACGTGATTTTTGGTACTCTTGTCGACAAGTTTATCACATTCCTCGAGGACCTAATGCTGCCGCATATCAATTGGAACAAACGCAAGAACGTCAAACAGATCCAAGAACAGCTGAGTCGTTCGCTAGGCAACAAGAGGGACTACATCATCCTCGAAGACGACGTCTCTAACTACGATAAGAGTCAGCTCGAATTTGCTTGGAACATCCTCATAGTGCTAATGACGCGCTGCGGTTACCTTTCGGATCGAATGGCTAGGTATATGGTCAGCCAGATCGCTACTTTTTCGTGCGCTAGGGCCGCTGGCGTGGCTATTCTCCGTCTCTTCCAAAGGCACTCTGGGTTCCCGGACACCGAACCTTTTAATTCTTTGATTCGCTTCTTGAGCATGGCTGCTGTTCTTTATCGTCACAGTCCCGAAGATATTTATTGTTTCCAAGTTTTAGGGGACGACATTATTGTCTTTTTGCGTCGTTGTTCCCCGTGGCAAGAAACTCTTCGAACTTTCTCTACGGTCCTTTTAAAAACTTTTAACTTCACGGCTAAAGTGGGCCGCTTTCAGGTCGGATACTTTTGTGGCTACTATATCCTCCACGCTGAAGGTAAGGTTATCCTGATGTCGGACCCGGTTCGCAGGGCAATCAAACTCGGCCGGTCCGACCTGAAGGAAGAAGCCTTAATTCGGGAGTATTACACCTCTTTTCAAGACAGTCTTCTAAATTACGACAACGCAGTTGCTGTTGAACAGCTTTGTACAGCTATCGGTGAGAGGTTTGTCGAGGTTAGTTGGCCTTCGATTTACAACATGGTTGTCGGTTTAGCTACGTTAGCTCAAGATTATCGTCAGTTCCGACAGCTCTGGGCGCCTAAGCTGACTGTTACACCTTATGGTCTAGAGAAAGAAAATCTCTTCCGCAAGCCGCCACCGAGATCGCCTTCCCCTGACTCGGCCTGAACCGAAGCCTCACTTTCGTTAACTTTCTGCATTCTAAGCTCCATTCCTTTTAAATTCTTAACTTATTTAACTAGAAAAATCCCTTCCGGGTACGAAAACAGGATGAACCGAAACGATTTCGGCGAAACTTATATCGAACTCGGCTATCGTGACCCGTCTAACATGTACAAACAAGGTCCGGCTTATATTAAAGCCCCATACTATCTGACAGGTCCCTTGGGATCCGGTAAGACCACATTCGCTCTCTTGCAGCTTTTCTCAGAAATGAACGCTGAAGGAAAGACGGTTTTGGTTGTTCAGCCCTCTTCGCCTAATCTAGCTAACTTCTTGCACCAGTGGGAAGGACCAATGAAGCGCACGTTCGTTACTGACCGCCGTTTTGCGAAATATGTTAACTTGCCCTTGCCATCGAGGACCACCCCGAAGAGTATCACTTCCCAGACGAGAATTGCCGTATGTCTCGCCAAGCAGGTCAACGAATACCTGGCGGAGTTTGGTCAGTTTCCAAGGGCTGACTGGTACATTATCGACGAAGCTCACTTGCCAACGCCGGACGTCATGAACCTTCGTATGGCTCTGAGGGCTGGTGGCCATCGCCGCTACATCCTGATCAGTTCAACCCCTGACGGAAAACCTCCAGTCGGCAAAGCTCCCCGCGGCGTCGTTGTTCACGAAGTTATGGCTAGTCGGGACGACCTCATTTATGGCGAATACTTTTTCAATTCTTCGGCTTTAAACCCCCTCTGGTATCTTCGGAAAAATTCTCTCAAAAATTTCTGTGTCGTAATAATTCTTCCTACCGTGATGCACCTGGAAAGAGTTCGTAGCGTGACCGTCGAGGCCGGGGTATCGTTTTGGGCCATCAGCGACCTTACGAGTGTGGCTGAATACTTCAAGATGCAGAGAAGCCTTACTTCGGGTTTGCACGTCGTTGCGGTTCTTCCGAGTTACGAAGCCGGCATCGAAATCAACGCCGACGTCTTAATAGACTCAGGCTACACCTACGGCACTCAGCTTACGGACGGCGTTCTCACCGAAATCGCTAGACCTATCTCTGATGCCGAGGCAGTTCAGCGTCTCGCTCGAGTTGGTCGGCTTCGGAATGCCACGGCTTACGTCAACGTTTATAGCCGAACGGAACCTTTTGAACATTCTACCGTACACGCTTACCTCGAAGCCAACGCTATCATTTTCCTAGTCGCCCTTGGTTTCCCGTTGGACCGTTACAAAGCTTATGCTGGCTACAAGCAGTATGCGAGAGTTCGAAAAATGACGAGGCTTGCCGCCCAAGCTGCGGTTAGAGACAGTCCAACCACTCCTTTAATCCCTTCATACAAGTATGACGACAATGGCGTTCTGTTTTCAGCGTGCGGTGGAACCGCGCCTGGTTTTGCTGATCACTGTGTCGCAGACTTGAGAGTTTATCAATATAACGGCTCTGCTGCGGCCCCAGTTGCCGGTTGTTTCGTCGCCCCTATCTTCGACTGTATTGATACTAATTTCGACCCATTTAAGTTCGTTACAGAAGGCGAGCAACAAGGCGTTATCGAAGCTTTGGTCAACGCTGAAGCCACCGCTTTGCAGAGCCTCACGGTTCAAGAGCAGTTGAACGTTCTTTTTGAAGATATAGACGCTTTCGCTAGTTCAGTTTTCGCAGCAATCCGCAGCGTTATGCGTCCCGGTAATACTGAACCCGTCAGTCCTTACGAATCTACTGATCATGCTTACTCAACCTTGGACGGCCGCCTCATCGGCTTGTGCGGCGGCCCACACTCGGAGTTCGCTCTCTTCGTTCAGCGCCTAGTCTCAACGCCGAACTTTTCGGTTCGTGAAAAGGACGTCACTGTTGTGCCGGGCGGCCAAAGGGTGGACCATGTTCAGACGACTGCACGAGATGCCCTAGACAGGCAGAATCATCGGGCCGAGCGACGCGTCCTCGAAGAACTTGTGGCTGCCCGTCAAGACACGGTTCGTCGCTGTAAAATACTGTTTGAAAACGCTTCGAACGATCGAAACTATTATGGCTGGCCTAACGGCACAGCTATTCCGGGTTGGGCTGACGTTCAACTTGTGGGGAGCACTGACGCCAACACGAAGCATAACGTCACTGCCTGCAATGCTCCTTCTCATGCGGTCTTGCTCCAGCGTACGGAAGATTTTATCGCTGTCATGGACGCCTACTATCAAGCTAATCCCATCGCAGACTTCTTAGACTATACGGGCCAGCAGGCAGCTGATATCATTCAAACGGCTAATGCTGAACCGCTGCTACAGTCTAACGCCAACTTCTCGATGGCCCTTGTTTTAGGCAACAACATGGCCGGTAACCGCTTCGATATTATGCAGCAGCTCAAAAGTGATGCTACGGCTTTGAAGAAGTTGATCGATGACTCTGAAGCTGACAGAATTCGCCGTCGCGACGCTCACGAATCCGCTAACCGCGACTTAGTTGCTGCTCAAGACGATCTTCGCGCTCATGGTGCTTTTAACCCTAGACCACCGATAATGACCGGAGCTGATCGCGATACCTTTTCTTGGAAGGTTGCAATAGTTCATACGCCCCCAGCACCGGCTCCTGAACAGCTCTTGTGGATCAGTTTTGACGACAAATACTTGGCCGGGGCAGGCTTTGATCGAACAGTAGATCAAGTTACCGCTTCAAACGACATCCTTCACGTTTTGAAGCCTCGAATTGGCTTGGCTGCCTTAAAGAAAGCAAACCCGAAACGCTTCACAGAACTCCCTGCTCATGTTCATAACAGCCTGATTCCACAGAGCCATAAGTGGTTTTGGGCTAATAACCACTGATTCAGTCGCTACGTGTTTTCCGTACCTTAAAGCATTCACTAATTACTAGTTCGTGTACTTCTAACTTAAAAAGAAAATTACCTTTCCAGGTTGTGAAACATGTCTCTCCTTTTTCACAAGAGTTGTTTCTTCTGCAAAGATCCTTTTACCCAAGCTGACCTCAACCGCCACATCCAGACTCAGCATGCGCACGAAGTGGAACTCCTGGCTCAGACTGACATAGGAGGTCCCGATAGTAATTTTAACGTCGCTCTACAATGGGCTGGTCTTAACTCTTCGGACACCCACACAGCTCCGGTTCCAGTCGATAGTTCCAGGCCTTTGCCGCACCTCGCCTTGACAGCCACAGACCGTGTTGGCGCCTCTCGAGACCGTGGTTTAACTATAGGTTTAATTCAGACAGGTGCCGGAAATTCTCTGAAGAAGGATGATTGGGTTGCAGGCTTAGCTAACTTAGATAATAAAACACAAAAAACCTTTGACCCCGATGAAGTCGCTCTGGCTCTCTGCACAGCCTTCGTGTACACCCAAGCTTCTGAACAATCTACCGACTACGGTTCGGCTGAATTCACCATTTCAGCTGGGCCGGTTCCTGGTTCGACGACTGGGGTGCCAGTGCGGGACACGGCTTCTTATTCAATCGCTTCGATCATTCACTACATCAAGGAAGGCATCCAGGAGAACCACCGCGCTACAATCACAAACAGATCGATGGCAAGGTTCTTGTACCCATACCTTTACGCCAACCGCAATTCTGTGCACTTTACTGAATTCAACACCTTCGGAACCAACGCCTCCTTTGAAATGGACGTCCCTAACAAGGATTGGTACCTTTGCGTTTCTTTTGCGTCGGGCGCGCAGTTAAGTCCATCCGAAAGGTTGACCGTTAAGAAGTTCTTGCAGAAGACGCTGGTGGACGCTTCTCCGGCCTCTAAGAGCTCGATTGATTTGAGTCCTCAATCGTTAGCCGACGCCAAGAATTTTCAGTCCTTTCGGAACATGCAGTACGGTTCAGCCGCTAACGAAAGTGGGTCCAGAAACGTTTCTTTTTTCCAAGAGTGAACAAGCTTCGGGTCTGCCGCTTTACCCTCGCCTCCGGAGGCCGCTAATAAAACTGACTTATCCTAACGAACTGCCATTACCTAACGAACCTGATTACGTCACGCAACGTCGAAAATACAAAAAAGCCCTTCAAGCAGCTGCGAATCCAGCTTATGCGCCCAAAGCTTCAGCGAAATATTACCACTTCCTGACGCGGCAGCTTGAAATCCCAGAGCTCCATGATGTCCAAGAAACAACACCTGTCCCTACTCTAACGGCCACATGGCCACCGTCTCTCGTCCGTGAAGTTAACCCTGACAACCCTGCGAATCCAACAGACTTACTGCGCCAGATTTCAATCCTAGTCCGTCCCGGCCAGCCTATGTGGGCTTCTAGAAAACCCTTTTACGCGCCAATACGTTCAGAACCGGCTCCTACGGAGCTAATGGTTAAGCGTGTTCTGAATTATCGTTCAATTGTGCGTTCGAAGGAAGTACCGGCCTTCGTTGAAAGAACGACGCTAGACCATGTTCATGACAGGCGAATCGTTAAGGCTTGTTTGAGATACTTCATGCCGATTTTGAAAAAACGAGAAAAACCGGAGCTCGAAGACTGGTGGGCCTCCATACTCCTTGACTTTCTTTATAACGCCCCTGTCTTTTCAGTGCTTGATCTTAACGAAGCTGCTGGTTTCTATAACGGCCGCGACGTTACTGAACATCTTGACGATCTTTACGAGACTCTCTTATTTCTGAGAACGTTCCCGTCCGCATATCTTGAAAAAGTTCTTAAAAGCTATCTCTGAATTTCCGTTCCCGGTACGAATTATGTCTTCTCTTTCTTGGCAGGGTGAACTTTGTCCTGAACCTAGGCCGAACCTGATCATGCCTTGTGAAGTTCAACTTGACCGCCTTCATGAGCAGTGCACTGCCTTAGAAGTTGACTACGCGCAAATTGTAGTTACGACTACAGAAGTTCGTTCACAACTTTCAGGCTACCTTTTCCTTTCGAACGATCCGAACCTGGCTGGCGCTGAAATTAACCGACTTCGTATCAGAATCCATGACCTTTCGGACAGGATTATGCGTATTTCGAACGAACTCGGTTCTAGCCGTCGCCAAATTTTGGATTGTGAAGTAGTCCTTGAACGTATCTTGCGTTTCCATGCTGATGTCAACCAGTTTGTCCAACAGCTCTCGAACGAGGCAGGCACCCTCGCTGTTTAGTTTTATTTAATTTCCTTACTTTGAATCTGTTAGTTTTCTTTATTTATAGCTCCTAAGTGTCGACCCAGTCGTTGCAATTCGACTGTAAGAAGGTTTTCAAGTTTTCC